TCGACGCCCCCACCATCCCCGGTGGGGCAAAAGACGTTGCCGGCCGGTTCTTTGGCCCTCATCACGATGTACCGACCCCAGATCTCCGATTCCCCCCGCCGTAGAGCAGCCGTAATCCGGTGGTGCCCGTCCCCGATGTATCTCTTCCCGTCCATCTCCCAAATGAGGATTTCGTCATCCCCGTCCACCCCCGGGTTTTTGATGAAGAAGTTGACCTTTTTGGGGTCCACGGTTTCTTGGGTGGCGGTCAAGTCGGTGAGTTTGATATTACCCTTCCTCCCGCGGTAACTCCCGTCGTCCCGGTCAAGGATCTCCTCGTTCGCCTTCTCGTCCACTGGCATGAACTTGTCGAGTTTCACCCGGTTTTGTGATTCGTCGAGCAACCGGTTGTCCGAACCCTTACCGCCGTCTTTACCACAGGTCGGGTCAACACCCCCGCCCTCCCCCGTCGGGCAGAACACGTTCTCGGTGGCGTCGGCGTTCAGGCTCGCTTCTGTAAAGTCGTGGACGACATCAGCGTTACCGATCGGAACCGGGTCGAACGAAACGACCTCCGTCATCCGCCCCTTGCTGTCAATCCAGATCACCCCGTCGTGTCCGGCGGCCCTGGCCTTCTCGGTGAACTCCCGCGACCACTCGTGGTCGGTTTGGATGTTTCCGTCATAAGTTGGCTTGACCGAAACGCCGAGTCGCTCCGCGGCGGCCTGGGCCTGGTCGTTCTTCCTACCGATCAGGATGAGCGGGTTTTTTAGGTCTACCGCCACCTTCAAGACCTTGGCCTTGTCGTAGGCCGCATAGAACGTGGCCACGTCCTCGTCCGGGGTTAGGTATACCCCGGACCCGAGGTTCCCGGCGTCCTTGCGCATCCCGTACTCGCCCGGAAACAGTTTCTTGGGTACAGACCGCGCCTTCGTGCCGTGGTAGAGGGTTCCCGCGAACCGGCCCCCAGTCCACTTCCCGTCGGCATCTCGCGGCTGACTCGGGTCATAGTTCTCGACATTGTTCGACGGCTTCGGGGGGAACGGGGGCTTGTTGAACCCACCACCCCCGCCCGGTGGCTTCGGGGGGATCGGGCCACCCCCCTCCTTCATAGCCTCGATCTTGAGCTCCTGCTCCTCCACCGGGTCCATCCGCAAGCCCGCCTCGATCTCGGCCTGCTGCTGGGCCATGTCGTCGGCGGCCTTCTGGGTGGCGTGGACCTGGCCGGCCTCCAGCATGGCCACGGCCTCGTCCTCGTCGAACCCGAGGAACTTGGAGAGGATGTCGGCCGGGGTGACCATGGACTGGAGGTCCCCGGCGATGGCCGCCGCCAGGGCCTGGACCTTCTTCGACGCCACCTCCGCCTTCTCGGACTGGGTCTGGGAGGTCAGGTCCGGCCACTCGACCGCGTACCCCGGCTCCTGGTCGGTATCGACCTCCCCGGGTCCGGGAGGCGGGCCGTCCTCTGCGTCCTCTTCACCAGCTTCGGCGGCCGGTTCCTCACCCTCTTGTCCTTCAACAGGGACCACAACGCCTCGACCCGCCGCCGGTCCTTGGTCTTCGTCGTCGTCGTCCCCGAAGGCGTTGACGGCCGGCACGGGCCTGCGGAGGCCCCGCTCCGGGCCCGCCGGGGTGGCCTCCTCCTCGGCCGGGTCGAACCCGCCGGGGACGCTCTTGGCCTTCCCCCCGGTCTTCTTGGCCGGGGAGAACGGGTCGGTCAGGGGCTCCCCGGTCTCCGGGTCGATCGCGCCCGGGAGGTTCGGGGTCTCCACCTTCGGCCGGTACTTCGGCTCAGGGAGGACGCCGACCTGGATCAGGCGGTCCACGAACGGGACGATGATCCGGGGGGTGACGTAGTTCCGCTGCCGCTCCCGGAGGCGGTCGTTCCAGGCGGCGTCGTCCTGGGAGGAGGCGAGCTCCCCCCGCTCGGACCCCATGAACACCCGCTTCGGGACCCCGAGCTTGATGCAGACCGCCTCCAGCTGGGCCAGGATCTGGGGGGTCGGGTCGGCCACGGCCGGGGCGAGCATGGTGGCGTCGAACCCGTTCAGCGCGAGGACCCGCTGGAGGCCGTTGATGAAGTTCTCGTAGGAGTCCTTCAGCCGGTCCCGGTCGTACTTCACGTCCCCGCCGAGGGCCGGGTCGGTCTTGAGGACGAGCCCGGGGAACGCCCCCTTCCAGAACATCTCCGGGCTGCCGCAGTACAGCTTCTGGAGGCCGAGGATCTGGTTGAGGACGGGCCGCATCCGCTCGACGGCGAACACCTCGGAGGGGGAGGCCGTGTGGTTCAGGTCGGCGACGTGGATCACCCGGGACCAGTGGACGTCGATCGTGGTCGAGTCGAACCCGGCCCCGGACCAGTGCCCCTCGCTCGGGTCGTTGAGGGTGACCCGGTACATGACCGGCCGGCCGTGCCGGGGGGAGGACCGGTTGGCCTCGAACCGGCTGATCTCGGCCAGGTGTTGGGGGAAGGCCCGGAGGTAGAGGAGCTTCCGCTTCCCGTCCGTCGTCCCGCCCCCGTCGGGGTCGTCCGGGTCGTCGTCGGACTTGTCGATGTTGAGGGCGTACCGGGGCGGGTTCTTCACCCGGGCGAGTTGGTTGGCGGTCGGCTTGGCCCGCGGCCTCCGGGCCTTCCCGAGCTCCTTCCCGTCGTCGTCGAGAACGGTCTGGTCCTCGTACTCGACGTCGACCTCGACGCTGCCCTCCTCCTCGAACCCCTTCACGGGCTCGGCCATGCTGGCCATCCCGTCGTCCAGGCCGAGGAGGATGATCCCGTACTGGCCGATCCCGGAGAGGACGTCGGCCCGGAGGAGGTAGTCCCAGACCGGGTTCCCCTCCTCCTCCTTGTAGTAACTCTTCTCCCCGCGGAGTTGGCGGCCCAGCTGGTCCCACGCCCTCTCGAACGGGGTGACGTCCTCCGGGTCCTCGCTCTCGTACACCGTCGGCTGGACCTGCCAGGACTCCTTCGGGAACACCTCCACCACCCGGGCCGCGATCGCCTCCCGGGCGTACAGGTCGGCGTAGCACTGGTCCGAGACCAGGTTCCCCCGCGGGTACCCGGCCTCGTCGTACACGTTCCGCCGGGGGTCCAGCATCCGCCGGAGGGCGTCCCGGGAGAGCGTCATCGGGGAGGCGTTCCCCTGGAGTTGGGCCATCAACGAGTTGAGGATCGCCTCCCCCCGGAGGGAGAAGGCGTCCCCTGTCGCGGTCCGGCCGTGCCCGTTCGATTCGCTCACCGGTTCGCCTCGGGTGACGGGTTCCCTTTACCTTGGGGTTCGTTATACTATACGGCTTCGCGCCTAAGGACCGCTATCCCTTTTTACCGGCGGCCACGCCGTCCCGGAACGCCCGGAGCAGCTGACTCACCCGGGGCTCGCTCATGCGGAGGGCGGCCGCGATCTCGGCCCGGGGGAGGGCCTCGACGTAGAACAGGTACGCCACCAGTCGCTCCCGCTCCCCCACCCCGAGCCGCCTTTCCCTCTCCTCCCCCCAGAGTTGTCCCGGGGTCGGGGGCCCGTCGTCCCCCCTGGCGGAAAGGCGGGCGTCGTTCGGGCGGAGGGCGGACAGGCTGACCGGGAACGGGGTCCCCCGCCGGTAGTGGTGCCGGCTCAGGCCGTTGATCTTGAACTCCCACATATGGTCGATCACGGCCTGGGTGGCCTTCCGGAACAGCGACCGGAACGGGGCGTTCGGGCGGCGGCGGACGGCCTTCGTCACCCCCTCCCACGCGGCCCCGAGGACCTCCCGGTGGTCTTGGATCCGGAAGCGGCGGGCGATCCGGCGGGTGACGGCGACGAGGTCGACCTTGACCCCGGCGGGCGTGACGATCACGGGCATGTCTTCGGCTCGGACTCGGGTTCTTCGACGGGTTGCTCGGGGAGGGTCATTATACCGCGGCGCCGGCCTCGGGACGGTACCCCTTCCCGAGGAGGGCGTGGAGCATGAGCACGAGCGCGTCCGCCTCGTCCGGGGAGTGGCCGATCAGGTCGACCAACGAGACCACGTTCTTCCCCTGGGCGGTGGCCGGGCGGTTCTTCGGCGGGAGATACAACCTGTCCTCGGGGTCCTTCAGGCGGGGGATCGGGAGGAGTTGGTTGTGGATTGCTTGCGCGAAGGCCGGGATGGCGAACGGGGTGCCCCGGCTCGGGTCGAGGCGGTCGGAGAGGTCCCCGTAGAGCTCGGCCCGGCGGTTCTTGTAGGCGTACCGGGACTCCTTCACGTCCACCCGCTCCCGGTACTGGGTCCGGCCCCGCCGCGGCTCCTGGGAAACGCCCTCCCCGAACCCGACCGTCACCACCCCGGGCATCCCGTGGTCCTCCCGCAGCCGGTCGGCGTGCTGCTTCCCCCCGCCCCCGCGGTCGATGTAGACCCGGTCGTCCGGGACGCCGTACTCCTTCCGCAGGGCGAGGGTCGTCCGGATGATCTCGTTCGTGTCCGGGGTCCGCTTGGCCACCACCTTGAGGACCCCGTACTCGTCCCCGACCACCCAGGCGCTCTTGTCCCCACCCTCGCCCGGGTCTACCCCCATGGCCCTGGCGACGCGCTTCAGTCGCCCCCGCCGCACCAACTCGTCGAGCTCGTCCCCGTACTCCTTCGCCCGGTCGAGCCACTCCCGGGGGAAGAGTTTGGCCTCCAGCCCCTCGTAGAACTCGGCGTCGAGGGCCACGGTCTGGTCGGCCGGGTGCATCGTCGCCCGGTTCTTCCGGTACTCCCACCAGCCCTTGACCCCGGGGACGATCACCTCACCCGTCGGCCGCTCCCCCGCCGCCTGCTGGGCCAGGGCCAGCCGGACGTTCGGGGAGTCGGTGGCCCGGATCCGGATGACCTTCCGGTAGTACCCGCCCCGGGGGTCGTCCTTCTCCCGCGGCACGTCCCCGCCCTTGTCGTTCGTCCCCGGCTTGCCCTTGTCGGCCCGGTAGAAGAAGTTGTTGCACGGGAGGGGGTTGCCGATCGCCACCATCCGGTTCGCCCACCGCTGGGCCATGTTCCAGTAGTCGTCGGGCACGCTCGACGACTCGTCCGACACGAACAGGGTCCGCGGCACCCCGTCCCCGACGTTCGCCACGTGGTGCCCCTGCATGGCGGCGATCGTGTCCGCCGAGGCCACCATCCCGATGACGTAGGAGAGCGGGCACTTCCGCCCGGTCTTCACGTCAACCTTTCGGAGCTCCTGGTGGTTGACGATGAGGGGCCCTCCCCGCTTCCACTCCAGGGGGTACCGGGCCCGGGCGATCCAGCTGCCGATCTCCCCCCACAGGACCCGGAGGTGCTCGTCCTTGGCCGACGTGGTGACGACCCGGCACGGCTTCCTGGTGAGGAAGAAGTACAACACCAGGAACCCGGCCGTGAAGTCCTTCCCGAGCATGTTCCCGGCGACGCACACGGTCTCGTCGTTCTCGCAGGCCGAGAGGATCAACTCCCGCTGCTTGTCGTAGAAGTAGCTCCCCGGCCACATCACCCGCTGGAAGGTGAAGGGGTCGATCGGGGTCGGGTCGCCCTCCCGG